ATGGAACTAAATCATTTGTAGCTGGAAGAACTTCATTCTCAGGAACAATTGAAATGCACTTTGACGAAACTGATTCTCAGCAAGAAACTTTAATTGCTGGTTCATCTATCGCATTTGTTTTATTACCAGAAGGTAATGATTCAGGAGATGCAAGTTATTCAGGAACAGGTATTGTAACTGGTATGAGTATCAATAACTCAATGGACGCAATTGTTTCTAGAAGTGTAACATTTCAAGGAACTGGTGCTTTAACTGTAGGAACTGTATAATCTAATTTATGTCAGTTATCGATAGAGTTAAATCTCATTTTGAGACTCTTAAAACTTTAACTATTGAAGTTGAGGAGTGGAAAGATGAGCATGGAAATCCTAGTGTCTTTTATTCAGAACCATTAACCCTTGAAGAAAAAAATATAATCTTTAAGAAATCTGCAAACTTTCAAGATTTAACTGTTTTAGTTGATTTACTTATAATGAAACTTTTAGTTAAAAATGAAAAAGGCGATCTTGTTAAAGCCTTTAATCCTGAAGATAAATTTGCATTAAGAAAAAAAGCAGATTCAAATGTTATATCTGAAATTGCTAATAAAATCCTTTTAGATACTCATTACGAGGAAGCTGAAAAAAAGTAGAAAGCGACCCTGATGTAAGGTCGCTATTAATTATAGCAGAACGATTACATCTCACTATCCAAGAAGTTCTTGATATGCCTGTTAGCCACTATAATTTATGGTTAGCTTACTTGAAAAAAGAACAAGAACAGTATAAAACAAAACAATCATTAGCTGAAGCAAGGAATTTAAAATAATGGCAAACCAAAAATTATTTATTGATATTATAGCAAGAGAAAAAGTAAATAAAGTATTAGGTGCTGTAGATAAAAATTTATCTCGATTAAAAAAATCTGTATTTAATTTGAAAAATGCTTTTATTGGTTTAGGTGCTGGTCTTGTTGTTAGAAATTTAGTTAATACAGGAAAAAGTATAGAAAATCTTAGAACAAGATTAAAATTTTTATTGAAAGATACTAATGAGGGAAGCAAAGCATTTGAAAATATGGCAAAATTTGCTTCTAAAGTTCCTTTTTCATTAGAAGAAATTTCACAAGGTTCAGGGATATTAGCAACAGTTACAGATAATGCAGATGATCTTCAAAAGATGTTAGAGATAACAGGGAATGTTGCGGCAGTTACAGGATTAGATTTTAGAACTGCTTCAGAACAAATACAAAGATCATTTAGTGCTGGTATTGGTGCGGCTGATTTATTTAGAGAAAAAGGTGTTAGAAATATGCTTGGCTTTAAAGCTGGTGCAAATGTTTCTATTGAAGAAACAGTAATGGCATTTGAAAAAGTATTTGGCAAAGATGGAAGATTTGGAAAAGCAACAGATGAATTAGCAAAAACATTTGAAGGAACAGTTTCAATGATTGGAGATAAAGTTTTTGCTTTTAAAAAGACTTTATTAGATGCTGGATTCTTTGAAGAACTTAAAAATCAATTTGGAGATTTAGATAAATTTTTGGAAAGAAATGCTGATGATTTAGATAGAATTGCAATATCAGTTGGAAGAAATTTAGCACAAGGAATGATTAGAGTTGTGCAAATTGGTAAAGACTTAATTCCAACAATTCAAAAAATAGGTTCTGGTTTAAAAAGTATTTTTGATGGTTTTATGGCTATGCCTGAATATGCTAGAACAACAGGAATAGTAGGTGCTTTTTTATTGGGAAAAAAAGGTGCTATAGGTTTAGCTGGATTAAGTTTTGTAATAGATAAAGTAAGAGATTTAGTAAGAGATGAAAGAATAAAAGATGGTTTAATTAATCCTCAAACTATTGAAGAAGCACAATTACAACTTATGAACATTAATAAACAATTAGAAGAAGGATTAAAAAAAGAATATGAATTTGTAGATGTAAGAAACAAAGGATTAATGATATATGAAGATTATAAAAAATTAACAGCAGATCAAATAGCTGATTTAGTCAAACAAAAAGCAGAATTAGAAAATTATATTAGACTTGAAAGAATAAAAAATACTACAGCATTTGAATATACTAATACTTTACATAAAGGTCTAAAAACCCATGAACAAATATCTAAAACTTTAGAAGAACAAAAGAAAAAAACTGAAAGTGTTTTTGATGTATATTATAAATTACATGAAGGAATGAAAGAACTTCCAAAATCTTTACAAGGTATTGGTGGTGCATTAGATGGGTTTGGAGAAGGTTTAAGATCAGAATTTGATATTACAGTATTTGAAAGATTTAAAAAAGCTGGTCAAGATTCTTTAGGTGCATTAAAAAATTCTATAAGTGATTTTGTAATGACAGGTAAATTAAGTTTCCAATCATTGTCAGAAGCTATTATTAGATCAATCGTAGATGCTATGGTGGGTGCGGCGGTAACTTCTGCAATTAAAAGGGCAACTGAAATTTTTAAATTTGAAGCAATAAGAGAAGCATTAGTGTCTGCCTATAAAGCTGGTGCGAAAGCATTAGCATCAGTTCCTTTTCCATTTAATATTGCGGCGGCTGGTGCAGTTGTTGGTGCTGGTTTAAAATTTGTAGATAAAATTAAAGGTTTTGAAAAAGGTGGTGCAGTATCAAAAGGACAACCAGTCATGGTTGGAGAAAGAGGTGCAGAATTATTTATACCAAACTCAACAGGACAAATAACACAATCAGCTAGAGGTACAGATACAGGAACTACAAATATTAATTTTAATATATCTGCTCTTGATTCAAGAGGTGTAAAAGAATTATTAATAGATAATAGAGCAACAATTGTTAATGCAGTTAATTCAGCATTAAATGAAAAAGGCAAAGAGGCATTAGTATAATATGGCTGGACAATTTCCTACATCTCCCGCACCACAAAATGCTTCAATAGGTTCTGAACAAAATACTATTGTTTCTGTAACTACATCAGGTAGAGTTCAAACAAGACAAATTGATGGTCAAAAATTTACATTAACATTATCTTATCCACCAATGACAAGACAAAATTTTGCACCTATAAAAGCATTTATTATGAAACAAAGATCAAGATTAAATACATTTACAATTATTCCACCAGTTGTTTCTAATGCTCAAGGTGTTGCATCTGGCACAATAAGTGTTGATGGTAGTGTATCTGCTGGTGCTACTACTTGCACAATAGATGGAATGACAGTTAGCACAAATGGAATATTAAAAGCTGGAGATTATTTTAGATTTAGTGGTGCTGACAAAGTATATATGGCTGTAGAAGATTTAGATGCTGATGGAACTGGTTCTGGCACACTTACATTTGAACCACCTTTAAGAACTGCTGTTACAGATGATACTGCATTGGTTTATGATAATGTTGATTTTACTGTAAGACTTAGAAATGATGTTCAAGAATATTCTTTTGTAACTAATAATTTATATAAATACGAAATAGATTTAATAGAAAATCTATAATGAAAAAATATAAGATAACTCATAAAATAAATGCTGATTTTGTTGCTGAAATTATTGTAAATGAAGATGAAATTAATATTCAAACTAACGATCTAAAAGAATATAAGAAACCTAATAGCAAATTTGAATATACTATGTTAAAAGGTACAGAAAGTGTAACCCAAACAATATACGAAGAATATGACGAGAAACTTAACAACAGCAGTAAAGAATGAACTCGAAACAGATAGCTTACAGCCTATTACTCTCGTTTATATTAATGTAGGTTCAGGATATAGATTTACCGATCATTATAAAAATATTACTTTTAACTCTAATACCTATTTAGCATCATCATTATTTTTAAAAGTATCTAGTGTAAAAGAATCATCAGAAATTGATGTGGGTAATATTACCTTATCTTTTACTGGTGCAGATCAAACTATTATTTCTTTATTCTTATCCAATCAATATATGGAAAAAGAAGCTGAAGTTCATAAAGGCTTTATAGATACTAATGAGAACTTAATTTCTGACCCTTTTTTAATTTTTAAAGGTAGAATAGAATCATTTAATATTGACGAAACAATAGATCAATCTAATGCTAATATTGTAGTTGCTTCTCATTGGTCAGATTTTAGCAAAATAGAGGGTAGAAAAACAAACACTAATTCACAACAATTACATTTTTCAGATGACTTAGGTTTTGAATTTGCATCACAAACAGTTCAAGATATTAAATGGGGTAGAGCATAATGGAAGAAGTAATTAATCTATTTAAAAAGTTTGATCGTTATAAAAATAAAACAGATGAAGAATTAAAGTATTATCTAGAGCCTTCAATTAAACTAAATCAATTTAAAAAATTTTATGAAAATAATCAATTAATAGGATTTGTTAATTGGGCATATATCCATGAACTTGTTGAAAAAAGATTTAAACAAACAGGCAAGATTAAATCTAACGAATGGAAATCTGGTAATAATTTATGGTTAATAGAAATTGTATCTTTAAAAAATACCTTTAAAATGATGCGTTGGGTTTATCATTATTTTAAAAAACAATTAAAAGTAGATCATTGTATTAATTGGTTAAGAGTAGATAGTGATATTTATAGAATAGGTAAAAAATTTAAAAGGAGTTTTCACTAATGGGTGGTGTAGTTGATGCTGTTGTAAATATTGTAAGTAGTTTTATTGGCTGGTTAATTCCTGTTCCTGAAATACCAGATTTTGAAACTCCACAAGAAGAAAAAGGTGTTTTAATAAATAAACAATCTAATATTGCACAAATTCCAGTAGTATATGGAAGAAGACAAATTGGAATCACTAGAGTATTTTTAGAAACTTCAGGAAGTGATAATGAATATTTATACATGGCTGGAGTTCTTTGTGAAGGAGAAATACAAGAGATTGAACAAATCTTTATAGATGATAAAAGAGTTATTTTTGATGGAGACTTAGATCATGGAGTAGCAAGAGAAGTTTCAGGCGGAGATGCTAATTTTTATAAAGATAGTTCACATATTCAAGTTCAAGCATTTTATGGATTAGACGATCAAGTTGCATCATCAGTTTTATTAAATTCTACTAATTGGTCATCTAATCATAGATTAAGAGGAGTTTGTTATTTAGCTTTTAGATTTAAATGGAATCAAGATATTTTTAGTTCTATTCCACAAGTTAAAGTAACATTAAAAGGTAAAAAGGTTTATGACCCTAGAGATGCTACTACAAAATACACACCTAATGCTTCTTTAGTATTATTAGATTATTTAAGAAATACTAGATATGGAAAAGGATTACCAGATAGTGCTTTTGAATCTGATTTTGCATCATTTAAAACTTCTGCTGATGAATGTGATACTGAAGTTGTACCAAGAACAGAAACAGTTACACCTGTTGCTGGTTTAAAAAGACAAGACTTTAGTGGATACTATAGTGACCAACCTAGTTTTTTTGTTAATAAATTTCCAACTTCAGAAAGTACATTAACAAATATTAGTGGTATTACTACAGGAGAATATTCATCAGATAGATATTTTGGATATATTAATCCAACATCAACAACTACTTATGAATTTAAAACAACTTCAGATGATGCTTCTCACGTTTATATTGGAGATGTAGATCAAACTGTAGATAGTTTATTTAAAGAAGTAGAAGCTAATAGAGGTGCAAAACTTGTAGTTAATAATGGTGGTTGGCATGGAACTCAAACACAAAGTGGAAGTAAAAGTTTAACAAGTGGTCAAAGATACCCTATTATTATTTATTATGGTAACGCACCAACTGGAACAACTATGACTTTTCAATGGCGAGTAAGTGGTGGAAGTTATAGTACAAATTTATCAGGAATATTTACTAGTGGAGAAGAAATAACAGATGTAGTTCCAACTGTTATTAAATTTGAA